TTATTTGATTTCAATTTTGTCCCACTCCCTGCCTCTGTCATCACGATACTGTGATGCCATGGTGTCCGACTTATGCCCGAGAAGATGTTGAGCAAATTTATCGCTTATCTGCTTCTCATAGAGTCTTGCAGACAAACTGCGCAACTCGTGAAAGGTAGGCGGATCCCCTTCGAAGGAAAGACCTGATGCTTTTCGTGCGCGCATAAAATACCTTGATACTGTGCCGGATGAAAGCGGTTCACGACGAGTAGATGCAATTATGGTTTCTCCGCCAAGAATCTCTTTGCATTTATCAAGTGTTTCCTTCATTGATATCCCGAGAGCATCAACATGCAATGTTGTAGGGATGGCAATTTTTACGCCTGTTTTGCTTTGCTCGACATAAAGATATCCATCTACGATATCAGACCATTTCATTTCGCATAAATCCCCAACTCGCTGCCCGGTAACAACAGCCAGTTCCATTGCAAGTCTGAGCCAACATGGTGATGATTCTGCTGCTTGATAAATTTTCAGGTATTCGTCAGCCGTAAGTCTTGATCTCCTTACCTCTGATTTTGCTGCGCGAGTGGCAGCGACCGGGTTTGTTGTTATATGGCCTTCAGCTATTGCCTCTCGGAATGCATCGCTCAGTGTTGATCTGATTAACTTGGCTGATGCCGCCTTGCCCTCGTCTATGTATCCATTGAGCATTGCCGCAATTTCTTTTGTGGTGATGTCTTCAAGTGGAGCATCAGGCAGACCCCTCCTTATTGCTTTAATTTTGCTCATGTAATTTATGAGTGTCTTCTGCTTGATTCCTCTGCTGGCCAGGATTTTTTCGTAGCGATCAAGCCATGAATGTAACGTAACAGAATTATCACTGTTGATTCTTGCTGTCAGAGGCTTGTGTTTGTGTCCTGAAAATAACTCAATGTTTGCCTGTATTGCTTCAGTAATTGCTATCCTCCTGTCTCTGCCTAATCCGAACTCTTTACCCGTCCTTGGGTCCCTGTAGCAGTAATATCCATTGTTTCTTATATAAAGGTTAGGGGGTAAATCCCGGCGCTCATGACTTCGCCTTCTTCCCATTTCTGATCCTCTTCAAAAGGCTACCTGTTACTGGTCGATTTAAGTCAACCTTTACCGCTGATTCGTGGAACAGATACTCTCTTCCATCCTTAACCGGAGGAGGGAATATCCTGCACTCGCGTACCCATCGACGAACTGTTTCAAGGCTTCTTGGGCGCCGCTGGCGTGCGTTCCACTCCTGAAGTGTTAAGTACATCGCAAAGTCTCCGCAATTACACGCAAGAAAAAACCGCCATCAGGCGGCTTGGTGTTCTTTCAGTTCTTCAATTCGAATATTGGTTACGTCTGCATGCGCTATCTGCGCCCATATCATCCAGTGGTCATAGCAGTCGTTGATGTTCTCCGCTTCGATAACTCTGTTGAATGGTTCTCCATTCCATTCACCTGTGACTCGAAAGTGCATTTATCATCTCCATAAAACAAAACCCGCCGTAGCGAGTTCAGATAAAAGAAATCCCCGCGAATGCGAGGATTGTTATTCACCTTTGACGGCAAGTTGCAGGTTAGCCACGGTTCACCTCCTGCGGTGCTGCTGGCAGCGGCATCCAGTGGGTTGGCTTGCAGTAGCAATCAAAGCCGTGTCCGTGTGCTGACCCGCCAACGTACGTTGCCATCTTGATTAATGGATCATTACTTTCCGGCGCGTCTGGACGGTACGCCAACACTTGTTCCCCTGCGGAAGGCATCTGCTCACTACAGCTTATCCAACCATCCGGAGTTACCGGAGAATTGCCACCCTGAACAGTAGGCATATCCGGACCTTTGCGAATCGCCCTGGCAAGATCGATTGGGTCGTCGTACAACCAGTCACCTGTTTGCGGATGATTGGCTTCTGCCAATTGTGCAGCCCACTCCAGGCCGTCTTTGTGTCCTTGCAGATAGTCCAGCGGTAACTCATAACTATTACTTACAGGTTCGGCCTGAAGCATGGCGGCGCGATAGGCGTTCCAGCCGACAGCTTTTCCGTGTTCAAACGCGCTGTCAAAGTCATCATCCATTTCCATCGCAGCGGGCACAGATACCGGCGCTGGAGAGGCTGCATAAAGCGCCTGACAACTCCATCCAGACCACAGAGCTGCTTCTGCTTTTTCGTCATCTTCAGGACGAACAAGCGTAACTTCGCTAGGGTGTTTTCTGTGTGACCACAGCCAGGCTACGGGGTCAGCATTTTCTGGCGCTGACGGGGCGGTGTATAGCTTCGTTCCTGGTGCGAACGTTTGAATAAGACGGCGATAAGCAAGCGCATCACCACCATCATCGCCAACGGTAATCACAGGCTCCGCTTCGAGCGATGCCAGCGCGATACGCAGCGCCGAAAGTGTATTGCTGTCGTCTTCGTCCAGGCCGAACGGGATTTCATCGCGGGCAGCTTCCATTTCTGCAATTTTCCGCTTCAGCCATTGTTTGGTCATAGTGCTCATGGGTTATCCTCTCAGGGCCATAGTGCTTATTTCCAGCTCAGCAATCCTCCGGTCTTTGGCTTCCAGCTCAACGCGCAGCCTCCCAACCGTAAGCGCAATATCCTCGTTCTCCTGGTCGCGGCGTTTGATGTATTGCTGGTTTCTTTCCCGTTCATCCAACAGTGCCAGCACAGTAGCCGGATTGGCTGCAGCGATGAATTCAGCATTGGCCTGCTGTTCCATTTGGAAATCTTCATCGAAACCGCTTTCAGGATACGCTCCTTCAATTCTGCAAATGGGAAGATATCCAACAACTTCACGATGAATTAGCGCATCACCAGCATCAAATCTCTCCTCTCCATATTCGAGCGACCACACACCACTCGTTGCTTTCTCTGCCTTTTCACGCAGCGCCTGATAGTTAATTTTGGTCATATCACATCACCCTGAAGCCGTTGCATTTACGTAAGAAATCGCAGATATAGCCCTTCATTTTTTCATGCCAATCTCGATCATTCCCATTGCACCAACCATCAGGTGGAGTCCAGTTTTCTATCAGAGCAGCCATTTTCTTTGCTTTCGCCGGAGTAGCTGTTGCGGTATCGCAGTAATGACGAGTGTCAACCAACGCATCCATACCATCGATATCAAGTACGCAAAACCATGTGTGATTCGGAATTCCTACAGATGGTATTTGTTGCCCACGTCGACGTTTATCAATAAGATATACACTCACTGGTTGCCTCCTTTGCGAAGCTCAGCGGCGAAGGCTACTGCGTGATCATGATGTTCAAGTGTGTATGCACACTCCGCAAACATCTCCACGCCCTGCGCCCGGACTTCAGCCAGGAAAGCGTCGGTGGCTGGGGTTTTGTTATCTGACTCCAGCCACTGGTTGTAGTAATAATCGAACATGCCAGTAGGATAACCACATCCGCTGTGCACGTGGTCTTTCATAGCAGAACCACACATGCAGTAGTCATTGTCAGTATTACTAATGATGTCGATAAGTTGCTGTGTCCGTTGCTTCAACATCGCATTCTCCGCCGCCAGCGCCGAAAACTTCTCGTGTGCCAACTTAACGGCTGCATCTGCCTGCCTCATTGCCTCCATTGCTTTCTTGTTATCAGTTGCTAGCGCCGCGCACTTGGCTTCAAGTTCGGCAAACTTATCAGCCACTGATTTCGGCCCGTCTTCGCCGCAAGCCTGCATCATTGATGACTCCCATGCTCTTTCTGCTGCTTCCGATAGCTTTAATTGCACTTCAAGTAATGCAATCTTTGATTCAAGCTCACCAAATTTACGCACCAGATATTCAGCGTTTGTTTCGTTAACCTTTAAGTCTCGCGGGATGCATTTTCCTTTCAGAAATCCATCCATCTCAATTAGTGACATTTGTTTCAT